TACATCATATTTATTAGAAGCCAAAGTGCTCACTACTTCGAACTCAATCCCAATATTAATAACCTGTGCATCTAAAATATCAATTGTATCATTTATCATTTTATATCGGTTAATCCACGTTTTAAGATTTTGCTTTATCATTGAATTCGAATGTACTAGTTTACCATGAACATCTTCTGATAAAATATAAAAATTAAGATTTCTTTTAAATGAATTAACATCTGGAATGATATAACACTTCTTAATGGCGCCAAAATGAGATGGCATTCTATAAGAGAGGGATTGATAGTCTTCTAAGGTTACTGCGCGGTTTTGTGCAGCAAAAGTATTTTGTATTCTATGTTTAAGCTCTTTAATTGTCGGCTGAGATACATCCCCTAAAATCGGCTCTTCGTTTTTAACCTCAACCGAACTCACCACTTCGCTAATTAACGAACCGTTTAAGAAAGCCCCTTCTAATGCTGCTGGGAAGTCTATTTTTGGTATTGATACAGCTGTTAGTGTATTTGTGGCCGCATTTGAATTTTGTGAGGTATTCGTGCGATAAACAACCTGTAGGGTTGTGTTGGAGGGCGCTACTCCTAATTTATCTGTTCCCAACAGATTAGAAGGATCAAATGTCTCATCTACAATATAATTTTTTCCATGCATATCTAGCACGACTTCGCTTGGATCTCTTATGCTTTCGATTTCTGAGGCTAGGGCATTTTCAGAGCCATGACCAAATTGCAAAAACGTTTTTCCAAACTCTTTAACCACAACATACCTTCTAGGAACTGAAAAGGGTTTCATTATTTTAGGCACAACATCTTTATCTGCGCCTTGATTTGAATAAGGTACGTATATTGTATCTTGAGATAAATAATCGACTTCGTAATATTCGTTTCCTAAAGAATCAACAACCGACACAACTTCAGATATTTTATCATCTCCATCTAAGGCCACATTAAAAAATGGCTCATATTCGCCAATCTCAATAAAGTCTATCGTCATTTCTCCGGAGATGACGGCCCCTTCGGCTTTAATTGCATAGTGTGTAGTCTGCGAGGTTGTGTCGTCAAATTTAGCAGCTACAACTTCATGTTCTTTTCCGGAAAAGTCAATGTCTTCTACTAATATGAAATTGCCGCCTCCTTGAGACGTAAAGGCTGTTCCGCGCCTTAAGATGGGTATATAATCAGTGTTTAGTCCAATACCATTAGAATTAGCCGGGATTAGCACATACAGAGAAACCTTTCCATAGGAGGTTGCAAAATGTTCAAATTTATATCCTACTTGTCTACCATGTCTAATAATATTATTAATTTCTACTGAGGTGTCCAAAAAGGACTCATTGGCTTGGTAATCTAAATAAAATGATAAAATGTCCCCTGTATAAGCGACTGTATCAAGCATCAAAGCACCAAACGAAGCTTCGTTAAAATCTTTAAATGTCTTAGGGTAATATTTCTTTACATAAGAAATTAAATCATTTCTAATTGATGAAAAATCTCTGCTTGTATATTTAATAGGTACATTTTCTTTCTTTGCCATCGACTTCAAGCCCTTGTTGATTTAAAATTAAATAGTTTCGCCAACTGTTATTTTCAATATATCTGTTAAGTTTAGAGGTCTAATACTGTATCTAATCTCAAGTTTTATCTCATTTAAGTCTTCTAGAACATCAACATCTGTATATGGAGACATTATGACCGCCTCCACTTCTAAAAAGGGCATATACTTTGAAACCTGCTGTTTAATTTTGAGCATAATTTCCTGATGTACTAAACCTATATTTTGTCTAAACAAGTAGTTTCTCAACCCCACACCAAAAGTTGGATCCATAATGCGTTCGCCCGGAGACGTTAGGACTAAGTTTTTTAAATTTTGTGTGACTACTTCTAGATAAGTTTTTGTTAAGCTATACCCATCAGTAGTGTCTACTGTAAGGGGCAACTTAGGTGAAAATCCTTCCATTAATTAATGATCTCCGTCTTATATCTAAATAGTATAAGAGCGAATTAATTTATGATGGGTCATAATAATTCTCTAGGCCTGGTAGCCAAAGATATTTAACAAGGACATGGATTGTGGCGCTCGACAGTCCGGGCGAGTCATCGGCTTTTTTAAGTATACCTGTCCAAGTTCCGGCGCCTGCTTCAAGTTCTTCAATAATAAAAACAAAATTGCAGATTAGCCTGTAATATCTTTCTGCATCAGTTTCAGCCACCGTTTTCTTGGCTAGCAGTACTTTGCCGTCCAATATACCCGATATTGCTTCACACTTCTTTTTCACCCAATATGTTTGCTGCATCTTGGTACCATTAATCACAATCTCTTGACCCTGTGCCGCATGAGTGCCAAAGGAGTGGAGGGTACCATCGGGAAAGACTATAAAACCATCGCCCTCGGTGTCTTTGAGTTCAGGTTGAGCCTTTCCTAAGAGGGCCTTCCAGTTAACTTCACATGCTGCGGCCGCGGCTCCGTCCCACAAAACTTCTGGTGTGTCCGGATCCGGGTTTTCAACAGCGTCCGGATATTCACACCACTCAGACCAATCGATTGTTAAGTCTGCCAACTCGTCTTCTGCACTATAAGACACGTTAGCAGCATCAAAAACATCTTGAAATTCATTTATTATGTCTGAGAACTCACTATACATATTTTGATATTGAGCTTTGATCAAACAGAAATCATGTTCTTTCTGCCATGTTTTCCCTTTTTCTTCAGCCGGGAGATTTAACACTTCGCCACAATCTATGCAGGCCGGGCTATCAGGAGTTGCCCCGTATTCTTCTAATTCGTTTATGACCAGCTTGTGCACGTCTACAAGTTTCTTTCTGATCATCAAAAACTGGGTCAATCTTTCAAAGACTAATTCTAGTTTTTCTTCGGCGCTGTTTTCTCCTGTTGTGCCCAATTGTTCTATGCCATCAAAAATCGCATCCCACAATATAGTTTCTTTAAATTTATAATCATTGAAATTAAAAATAACATCTTCAATACTTTCGTCAGTGATTTTTCCGGCGCCCTTGAGCATTTTAAGAAGGAAACCCAAAACTAAAATTTTCATCTTTTCTTCGTCAGTTACGTTATCAGCCGGTGGCGCTGGTGGTTCTGGTAAAGGCAAACACTGTTTTGTTTCATTGTTCCACAGGTCCCAGTCCCACCAACTATTCAACTTGTTCAAATAATACATAATAATGCCGGGAATGGTCCATGGCAGCTTACACCATGTTGGATCAATTAACATAACTAACATTTTTAAAACCACTAATGGTGATATACTGAGGAGTTTTCCAAAATCGGGCGGAAAGGCAATACCCATCATATTCACCAATTGACACCAGACGCCGCCGTTTTCGTCGCCGCAGGGGCCCGGATGAGCTTTGCAGAATAGATTAAACATTTCCCAAAGATCCCAATCATCACTGTCATGATTATATTTTTGAGCTAGCATACATGTATAGAAAGTGCGGCGAATTTGTTTCTTTGTCGCCAAAAAGATATCTTTAAAAGCCTCGTCTTCATATGACTTACTGATTAGGCAAAGAGCCATAAAAGCTCCGGCTGCTTCCATGTCGAATACTGTATCTAATAAGCCAGTGTTCTTGTCATATTCTGGCGTGTTTTTCTTTTCTCCCTTTTTTGATTTCCCTCCGGGACTTGTCATGTTGAAGTGTTTTATTTTTTCTTCTAAGTCTCTCAACAAGTCTTCTTTTGGATATTCTCCATAAATGTCAACACCGGTACCGGGGGCGCCAAAATCCATATAACGCAATAATTTAGGATCCCCCAAGGATACTGGAGTATTAACCTCCGCGACTGGAAGACAAAAAATCGGAGGAGAACGCCAAAATGCGCCGCCAGTTTTGTGTTCAATTTTTTCGTAAATTACATAACTATTTTTAGCTCTTATTTGTTCGCCGGTCCCTTGACCTTCTTCGTCTGGCGTTCCGACCGATTCCGCCATTTTTAAAATATAATCTTGATAATCTTTATCATCTGGTGTTTTGAGCGCACTCTCATATAGATCATCATCTTCGTCCAAAAGTTCATAGTTGGAGGTATTTATCAGCGTTTGTTTCATGTTTGGAGTTGGGCTCTCCACGGTTCCAAACATCTCCAGCCACTTGCGGTATTTTAGAGTAGCTGCTGCGATTTCGCCAGTTGCGGTTTCGTCGGCGTTTTCGGACGAGTACGCCTGCAAGATGGCATTTTTCATCTTTTTTCTCAAATCTGAATATCCTATAATCGTGCCATCGCCTTGAATCGCAGCTGGCCAGTTCTTAAGAATATTGTGGCGTCTAACAGGATCAACTCCATTTTCGACCCAAAATAAACCATGCTTGAAGCCGGGACCGGTGACTGCCATCGTAAATGTGCCGGGCGACGCATCTTCGAATAAGGGATCTGCTGGTA